CATCAACTCATAATTGACAAGTCTTTCGGTTTTATGCCCGTTTGCACAGGCAAAATCAAACATTCTTTTCATTCAATTCCTCAAAGGCTCGTTCACTGACCTCTTTCAAGGTTTTCAGCCAAGTCAAAATAGAAAGTTCACCTTTTTTGAACATTAAGGTCTTTTCATCAGGAATAACACTTATATTATTCAGCGACTCTATCATAATGTCAATATCGGCGCATAAATCTTTCCAGCCCTCATTTGACATCATGGAGAACCGCTCAGAGTAATATTTGTCAAGTTCTGGGGTCATGGTGCGACAGGCCACTCAATAGTCCAAGGGAAACCAGCCTGAGATGGCACATCACGCAGTGCTTGGCAGTAATCCTTCCACGCCTGTGATGGAGTCATGTCACTACGAAACCGCCAGTCAGTCTCTGACAGCTTGGTGTCCCTAGTGGTGCGTACAGATTTGGCTTGTTCTGCGTCTTTGGCGGCTTTGTAAGCGGCTTCATTTTGAGCAGCAGTGGTTACATTGCCTTCAGCATCTTCAGTTTGAAAGAACGATGGGCCTAGATTCCATTTGGTGTACCACTTGCCCTCAATCTGCTCAATGCCACCATAGACTGAGTATTGATAGACAGTGCCACCTGTAGCTTGTGGGCCTTCAAAGACTACATCAGCACCCAAGGCTTCTAGCACCTCAGTTGTTGTTGTCTCCCATGATGGGCCACCATTGGCTTTTGTGTATGCACGAAATTCTGCCTCGTACATTACTTGCCCGTCATTTGTTCTGATTTGCATGGTTGTTCCTTATGCGATTGCCAAGAAGATGTATGTTCCACCGCTTGCATTGATGGCTGCTGGCGCTGTGCTACTAATCTCAAACCCTGCGCTGTAGGGATCGATGTAGTCAGTGTTAGTCACTTCAGCGGCAGTGCTGTTGAGCAACAGGTAGGGGTCATCACCTGAAACAATGCCTCTAGCTGTGTCCCACACATACCAAGCACCAGTAGAGTCAGTGCGCTTTATGAGTACAAACCTTGCCCCTGCTGTGAAGCCACAGTTAATTTGCAGAGTTGTACCTGTGCCCGTGTATGAACCCACCTTACTGACCCCACTACACGTTGAAAAGAGGTAGGAAACGTAAGTTTTAGCTGATAGATTGTTAGCGCCAGCGCTTAACGGCAATCCAGTTGTTGTGGGTTTGGCGCTAAACATATCCCCACCTGTACCATAAGTTACGGCGGTATTTGCGGCATTGGTCGTACTTAATGTGTTTTGGTCATACGTTGTGCTGGTGAAATTAAAACAGGTGTACCACCCAAACGTGCTATCCCTATTTTTGTTGATTACAAGTTCAGGTACTACTGTCAAGTTATGGCTCACAGTAGTTGCAGAACCCGTTCCCGTATAGCAAACCACATCCATAAACGATGGGGCTCTGGCAAAGAACTCCCCAATTTCAGGATTTGAACTTCTGTTATATCCATAGTTGCTATTGTCTGTACCCAAAGAGATTCCGTCCATATTAAATGAAGTAACGCCTTGAGTTATTCCAGTTGATTCACTGTCGGTATTGAATGTACGCAATACATTAGAAGGGCCTCTAAGCTTATCATTTACAACAAAACTATAACCTGTTGCATCAGACCGATCTCTTATAAGAGTTAAGTCTGGAGAGAAATTAGTTCCTGTAATGCTTCTTGCCGTACTGTTGCCAGTCCATATATTAGGACTAAACACACTCGTACCCGTAGTAGGCACTTTCATCGGGCCTCGGCGTATGGCTATGTAGATGTAGGTGGTGTTAGCCCCTAAATCTTGAACGGATTCAAAACCTGTAGCTGTTGGAAAAAAAGCGTATGTTGCATCACCAAAACCGCCTATTTCAGCATTTGATAAATTAGGTTGCAATGCCGCTGTTTTTGTTAGCGAAAAACCACGCATATTATCAATTACAAACCAATTCCCTGTGGCAGAAGAACTTTTAATCATTACATACTGCGGCTCATACCCAAGGTTTACGGTTGCACTAGCAGAGCCATCAGTCGTAAAACTCCCACACGAAATCACATTGTCCGTACCCGTCAGGCCAAAGCCCCCTGCGTCATGGGCGAATAGGTAGGCAACATATTGTTGACTATCACCATTAACAGAACCGCTTGTGCCAACAGTAAATTGTGTTGATGTTGGAGCAGTATTATTCCAAAAATTGCTAGACGTTGCGGCGGCATTTGTTAAATTTAAATAAACATATTGCGTTGCACCAAGTGAACGATGATAAACAACCCAGTTGTATCCAGTTTGGTCAGTACATTTAACAATAATAACTGCTGGAGTAGAACCCAAATTGTGAGCAATGTTTTGTACAGCATTACCAGAAGCGCCCGTATACGTCACAACATCAAAAAACTTAGGCTGCTTGCGGAATGTCCACGAGACGTAGGTGGCAGCAGATGTGTTGTAGTCGGCATCAGCACCAATTGTAAATCCAGTTGTGCCAAATGCAGTTAAGCCTGTGGTTTCAGTTACTTCTGCGGCAGTAGAATTTGATTCTAAAGATTTTGTAACACCTCTTGTTGTATCAGTTAAACGATGACCAGTTGCGCCACTTCTACCTTTTATCCAAGTCAAACCACCCTTGGTAGACAAGTCAATATTATTGGTGATAGTCTGTGAAGCACCTGTACCCGTGTATAAAAAGCAAGAAAACACATCCTCAATAAAGTTAGGCACAACAGCCACACCATTGCCACCATAGGCATCTTGAGAAGCCGCACCGCTTGTAGCTTGTAATGGCATCTTTTTAAGCCTTAAATTGTGTGTTGCTTGCCAAGACAGTAAAAGTTGCACTGCCTGTTTTGATAATGAGATAGCGGTAACTATCAATGCCGCTTGCATTACCAGCAGTAGGCGCACCACCAAACCATCTTGTAGTTACACCTGTACCAGTGCCATCAACTTGCACAGCAGAGTTGTAGTAAGCAGTTGCACCTTGCGTCACTAAGAAAGCCACAGTCATTGATTGACCTGTACTCATCAAAGTATTTAGCGATGTACCGCTAGACCCTCTGAAGTTAACTGTCCAGTTAGCAGATGCGTTGCTGGTGTAGTACAAAACCGACTGTGTGGTGATGTCGTAGTTAATAGTACCTGTAGCTGCTGTAGCTGAGACTGTTGCTACCTCGGCGGCATCATTCAAAACAATTGCTGTTTTTGATGATGATCCTGAGAATGTTTGTGTTCCTGTGAAAGTATTGTCTGCAGATGCAGATAAACCAGAACTAGGTGTTACCCAAGTTGGTGCGCCAACTCCATTTGTTTGCAAGACCTGACCGCTAGTGCCAACTGCCAACATCTGAGTTGTGCCAGAAGCAGATTGGTAAGGAATTGTCCCGTTTGATCCACCAGCCAAATTGGTTGATGTAGTTGCTGTACTCGCACTTGTTAGAATTGTGCCACTGGTTGATGGCAAAGTAAGCGTTGTAGTTCCAGCCACCGATGGAGCTTGTAGAGTTACAGTCCCTGACGTAGTTCCAGAAATATCAATCGCATTAGCTTTTAGGGTTACTGACGTTGCCATATTTTTCCTTTATGGTGTTCCATTTGCAACAATATTAGTTGCTGATGTAATCATTCCAGTTGAAGACATTGATGCAATTGTAGTTGCACCATACTTAAATATCAACTTTCCGCCCGATTCTTCAATTGTGAAGTTTGTTGTTGTGAGAGTTGGTGTTGCCCATGATGTATTTGTTCCATCAGTCGTTAAAAACTTTCCAGAATTGCTTGTTTGAGAGGGTAGTGTTGTACCAGCACCGCCAGAAGTCACAAGTTTAATTCTTTCTTGTAACTCAGGTGCTACAACCTCACCTACATTGATTTGCTGACCCGTAGAGAGAGTAATAATTAACGATCCATCAAAGTCAATTTGGGCATTTAAGACAGAAACACCATCTTTTCCATCAAATCCGTCTTTTCCATCCCGACCATCCCGACCATTCTTACCATCTACGCCTTGTCTACCATCCACACCTTTTTCGCCTTTATCTCCCTTATCACCTTTTTGTGGGACTATAGCTTTGGCAATCTCTAGTTGGGTAGAAACTTTGTTTTCCATGACTTTGATAGCCTCAACTATCAAATCTACATTGTCTTGAACAGCCTTTTCTTCTTGCTGTCGCATTGCAACAAGAGTTTCTTCCATAGTATTAATAGCATATAACTTCTCATCAAAAGATGAGTCTGATGACTGTATGCTTTTAATAAGTTCTTTTATATTAGCCATTCTTCAATCCATCTGTAAGCCTTGTTAGGAAATCTTGTTTGACTTTATTCTGTGAATCAACTTTATCAGCCATTTGTAACTCAACAATCTTACTCTTGTTCTTTATATCAGCCTCTTTAAGCATCAATTCAGCAATCTTGACTCGCTTGTCAAACTCTGCAGATGCTTGATTATCTTGATTAGGAAGGTTTTTGGTCATTGCCGCCATGTTTTTTGCCTGTATTTCCTGTGGCATTAACTGCGCCTCAACAGACAATTTGATAGCTTCAGCTTTGTTTTGCTCTGCTTGGCTGGTCTGAACAGCAATATTAGCCTGTGCAGCTTGCATTGCCAACTCTGCTTGCATCTGTTGCATCTGCTGTGCTTGAGGATTAGGCTTGCTCATCTCATCCAGAGCCGCCATCATCTCGTATCTGTTGCTCAAACTTGAATTTGCGATGATTCCTTTAAGAATTACAGGCAAAACAGGTGTATTGGGGCCAAGAGTCTGCAACAAACCAATGAATTGCTGCTGTTCATACTCACGAGCAATAATTCCAAGCGTTGCAGTAGGTATGAAGTTCATGTCAACAGAGGGATAACGCTCTGGATCGAACTGCATGAACCTAAAAGCCGCCTTCTTGATGAACGGCACAAGGAAATCTTCTTGAAAGTTGACCAATGTACGCTTGTACTTCTTGATGATGGAGGCAACCGCCATCGACATACCACCCCCATCACGGCTAGATTGGGAAACCATACCATTTGAGTCAAGCGTACCTGTCGCTTGTAGCAACATTCGCTCAAAGTCTTTGGCAGTTGCTAGGTTATTTGGGTCACTCTGACCAAACTTGAAGGGATACAGGATTTCATTGGGATTGCCATTGGTGAGAATAGCTTTACCAGCTTTAATCTCAAACTTCATGCCACGGGGCAAGCGTGTGGCATCCATAGCAACCATAGGAGCAGTGGTCAAAGCGAGTGAATCCAAGTGAGCACGAGTCTGAGCATCAATAGCTTTCTGCATATTGAAGGCTTTTTCCACTGTACCTCGCCCCAACAAGCGATTAGGCACTGTATCGTCTTGGTACGACAACACAGGTCTGTCTTTCATCATGTAAGGATTTTCTTCAGCCTTGAGCAATTGACCATCGTTGGCAATTACGACAATAGCCTCAACCATGTCTGAGTAGTCTTCAGCGGCAGAGTTCTCAGGGAATAACTCAACAATGTCTTTGTTTTCCTCAAGATTATTTAAGTATTCACGGGGTACTAACCCGTAATAGGTCAACAATAGAACCTTCTCATCTTGATACTGAGATACTTCTTGGGTGGGCTCTAAGTCGGTATCTTCACTAGCTGTCCCAATGTCCACCTTGCGATAGATGCCTTTTTCAATGCCTTGAACAACTTTATGGATAGAGACATACTTCTCAATAGCCACACCCATACAGTCATCAATGCTTGTCCCATTAGGGTCAAACAAGAAGTTCTTGGGGTTGATAGGCATGATCTTGACAGAAATCCTGTCTCTCTCCATCACGCCAATAGCTGCTTGACCTTGTTGATTAGGAATAGCCTGAGTAGAAGGTACATACTCTTTCTCAGTCTTGACAATGATCTCGCCAATACCTGTGCCATAAATTTCAGCCATCAACTCAATCTGGTCAATACTCTTGCGAATCTTGTCCTTCTTGAAGTCTTCCATCAACTGATTCTTGATTACTTCAACATCTATAGGGTTTCCACCTATGTCTTGAATATTGTCTTCAATGTCAAAAAAGTCGCCTTGACCAAAGATAGCTTCCATGATCTCGGCATGGCGAGTCTCTACAGCTTGCTGAGTCGCAGGGGTAACTATTCGGCTACGCTCAGACTCACGGGTCTTGTCTTCAGAAGCCCATTGACCACGGAATATGCGCTCATACTCAAGCCAATCAGGAAGAAAGTTGGTGTCTCTATAGTCACGCCACTTGTTGCAGTGGTCAGTAACAAAGTCGGTCAGTTCTTTATCAGCCTCAGTAGGCTCATAAAACTCGTTTTGTTCTAGCTTGACTTCTTTGTCTGTTGCCATAGTGTTACCTTATTGATGAACCGATTGTATTTCCAAAGGGGTCAGAGTATTTTGGTGATGCTTGAGGAACTGGCATCCGCAGGTCTTGAGGTGTTGCAAATGGGCTAAGACCTTGCTGAATACGCCTCAAAGCAAACTGCTGTGCCTTTTGATAAATCTCAGGTGTTGGCCTACCACCCATACGCAACAATTTAATTTCTTGGGCTGACAATGTTGGGACAACCAAAGGATGCTGTATTGTTTGACCATTCAACTCAAAGGAAGATGACAACTCTGTCATTGGCTCTCCCACTGATGTAGGCATAACGCCCATGTAGCCACGACCTTTTATTTCAGGTTGGTCAAATAGAGAGTTTGAATGTCTCAATCCAAATGGTGCAAGTGGGTTTGATTCAGACGAACCAAGGAAATCAGGAAACAATCCTTTAACTATTCCTTGACCTGCATTACCCATTGTTGCCATTTATATCCCCGAAATAATATCTAGAGGCTCCCACTCATCTTCTTGGTCATCAACAAAGTATGAGGTCACAGCCAGTTGGTCAATGTAGGAAAGAGCATCGGGTAAGTCATCGTGAACACCTTGGGCTGGGAACATCAAGAGTTGATCTTTGAATTCATCCCAATCTTCCTCAGAGTTCAGCACAATACGCCCATGCTCAAACCTTCCTTGGAGACTCCAGATAATTCTGTCAGTCTTTTTCCTGTTGCCATGCGTTAAGTCAACTATGTGCGAATATACATTATTTTTCCGCATTAAGTCTGACAAATACGGCAAAACTGCATTTTTTAATGCTCCACGCTCAATTCCAACACTCAAAGGTCGATATTCCCGCATCTTTAGCAGAATCGTGGCAGCAGTCTCCCTAATGTCCCACCTGCCAAAAGCAATCTCTTTGACAAACCATTTGCCATCTTCAGTGACCTTGACTACAGCAATGGCAGTCTGGTCTAGCCGCTTCTTAGAGTTAGCCGCCTGTCTAGCTACTTCCTCAAATCCAGCTAAGTCACAGGCTATGAAGTAAGAACCATGCTCAGGTTCTTCCCCGTACTTAATCCATTCTTCCTTGAAAACATCAGATCCAGCATTTGAGAAACTTGCCATATACTCTTGCTTGAAGGCGAATGAACTTAGGGTTTTCTTCGCACTCTCGATTTCACTAGGGTCAATAAGTGGGTTGTCTGCTGTCGTAAAGTGCCAACTTTTCCAATCAGGATCACTACCCTCTTGCCCTAAGTTATACAAGTCAAAGAACCAGTTGCGCCCCTTGGGTGTGCCGATAAACATGGCTTTACCCTTCTTGTCTGACAAACTTGCCCTTATGACCTGTTCCCAAGTCTCAGGCTTAATGTCAGCTACCTCATCCAGTACAGCGTAAGTCAATGAGACTCCCCGCAAGGTGTCGGGTCTGTCACTGCCCCTAACATATATCTTTGCGCCGTTAATAAGCGTGACTTCCATGTTGTTTACATGGCTTGATTGAATTATCTCCCTGCCAACATCCAACAGAACATCCCAAACAATTTGCCGAGCCTGTCCCTGAGTCGGGGCAACGTACAGCACCGCACTACCAGCAGGACAGCTTAAACCCTCAATCAGTAGCGTAGTAACCGCTAACCTTGACTTACCGCACCGCCGCCCCGCAACCACAACCTTGAACCTTGTCTTATCAGCGTATACCTGTTGTTGCCACGGCAATAGCGCAAAGTTCAAATCAGCCATTCTTAGCCTCTATGTCTTCTATGTCTTCTACGTCTTTGGGTTCTTCCTCAACTATCGCCGCCACTGGTGCGCCTATGCCAGTGATATTAATGTGGATTGCACTCCTCTGGCTCTTATCCTTCTCAAACATCGACACTGGCAGGGTGCGGTCTACACACATCTTGATAGCTGCCATCTGTGCGGGGTGATTGTCGTTCAACGCTATGCTAATCATCTTCTCGACAACATCCTTACCACTCGACCTGATAAGCATATCCTTCAAGTCTTTTATTCTTTGGTTGTCGGTCTTGGGTAAAGCAAGGTCAGGATTCCTTGCGTACTCCTGTATCTGACGCTTGAGTTTGAATACGCCCTTGGGTCTGCCAGCCTTCTTCTTTTCAGTTGTCGGTTGCGCTTCCTCATCTTGGATGCTGTCCATTTGCTCTATCTTCACGATTGTCCTTGGGAGTTGTGGGCGTGATGTTGGGGGGGACTATAGCAAATTGCGAGGCGATAGTCTTCTTTTTTTTCATTTTCGTTTTTTCAAAGGGGAGGAGGCTCCCACAATTATCACGACCAGCGACCACCCCCTCCCCCCTATCAAAATAATAAGACAGTTATCCACAGGCAACTGTGGATAGTGTGGATAACTTCTGCAAGTCATTGATTCCATTGGACTTTTACCAGACGCTTACAGATTGCTTACAAAATCGGCTTTATACAATGTTCATTATGTTAACTTTAAATATCTGAAAGTGTTACATGCATCTGCAAATTGCAACTGGAAATGAAACCAATTGGGCAAATTGTGGATAACTTGCCCTCCGATCTGTGGATAACCTGTGGATAACTTTTATATTTCGCATTCTGAAAAGAATTTTCTGGGCGGTGCTGGAGAGGGAAAGAGGCGGGTGGTGCATTATCGGGGGACATTGTCATTGCAATGCTGTTTAGATTACATTGTAAATGAGAATGATTCGCATTCAATAATTAGTTACCAAAGCCACGTTAAAGATCGTCATGGCAATGCCTCTAGGAAGCCTTAAAACAAGGTTTAAAGCCGTTTTACTGGCTATCCTTGTCTACCCCTAAGAAATCCCTTAGATCGTCTTTAGGGCGGTATCCTAGTTCCCACAAGATTGCGTAGCAATCCAAGACATTCTTAAACCCATTGCTGATGTTTCCTTTGCCAGCACAGAGCAGGATTGTCCTGTCGGCATCAGTCAACTTGCGCCTGAACTGGACTGTCGTTGTAGTCGGAGGTCTAGCCACGATTCAAAGGCTTGTACTTAGCTTCATAAGGCTCACCAGAGAAGATCGCATCTAGGTCTTCTTCCATGTCATCAAAGCCTGAACCTTGACCGAATCCTTCTTTGGGTGTGAACTTAGTCATCCTTGCAGTGGGGGACAGGGCTTTAGCCTTGATAATGGTCTGCACCTGTGGCTGTTGCAAGAACAGTTCAATTTCCTCAAGTGTCCAGATGTTCCCATTGTTAATGTCTTTGCGGTGCGTCTGGAGTTCAACTGCATCGTTCTCTGTTCTGACCACAACCATTGGAACTCCTCTAACTGACTTCCATTCAAGGAACTGGATGGGTGGGTTGGGTTCAATCTCATTTTCCAAAGCCCACTTCTCTAAAGCATCGAAACCTTTACACATCCCGTTAACTGCTTTATGCAGCTTGTCGAGGTCACCCATATCTAGTGCATCCCAAACTCTACCCATTTGCAGCCAAACCTTAGTCCTAAACTCAATGTCAACTAAAGTAATCAATCGGTCAACTCCCCATTTCTCGTAGTGCTGACCCTTTTTACGCTCAAGTTCCACCAGCACAGCGTTAGACTGAATCTCCCACTGCGTTGCCTGTCTCGCTGGCTTGATAACTTCAGGAACATCTTTTCTCGACCTTGACCTAACCATTTTCATAACTCCTTAAAAAAACGACAAAGGGACAAACCGACAGGGGACAAACCTCTTGTACATAGACAAGAGGTGGTTTGTCCCCATTTACTCGGAAAGACATTTGGGACATTTGTCCCCATTTGTCTCGTTTGTCACTGGATGAACGTACAGCACTCATGTCTCTAGTGCAGACTTCAGCCACACCCAACCAGAGCCAATTACAACCTTATTTACGGCTACAAGTCTCTCCCTTGCCCGTGTCCAAGCCTTCTTGAAGGCTGCCTTATCATCCTCTGTACACCCTTTAATGTTCCAGAATTCATCCTTCCAATCATCCAAACTCACGCCAAACCTACTAGTACCATCTACTACACGATATGAGCCTTTAGCCTTAATCGCTTTGTAGAGAGAATCCAACTCAATCTTCTGATTTCCACCGCTACCTGAGTTGTTTTTAGTCCCTTTTGGTCTGCTGTTAGCGATCTCAGGGTTGGGTCTAACGGCTAAACTGGTGATGGTTTCAAACCCCAAGGCTGACTCACCGACCTCAACATTCACCACTTCGATGCCTACAGTTATGGAGTCCGCTCCATCCTTCTGCTTGGTCACAGTCAGGATTGCGTTGCCTACAACTGATGTATCTGCCGAGTTGATAACCGAATCCTGACGCTGTATCTCAAGTTCAGTGTCTACAGCACCTAGCAAGCTGGAGTGTCCTCGCAGACCTTTCGTTATGTCTTTACCGCTATGGTGAATCAGCAACATGGCACATAGGTAGATTGCTTGTAACTTGCCAGCTTGGGTGATGAAACCACCCATATCTTCCGAACTATTCTCATTAAAGCCGCCACCTGACATCCTCATCAGCGTGTCCAAAATGATGAGTTCTAGGGGTTCATCTATCTCGGCGATGAGTTCATTGATGGCAGCTACTAAGGCATCAAAGTCTTCTTGACTTGACCTGATGTTGATTTGCGCCCGTATTACATACAGGTTAGCACCATCTGGACTCTTGTTCTGTATCTTGCAAGCCTTGACCCTTGCGCCCATACCACCATGACCTTCACCAGCTATGTACAGGACTGCGCCTTTCTTTGGTACTCTGTAGCCCATCCATTCCCTACCTGTTGCTACTGCTTCTGCAATATCTAGGGCAATGAACGACTTAAAGCTGGCTGGTGGTGCGTACAGTGCTACAAATGCTCTCTTTGGGATGATGGACTCTATGAGCCATTCAACTGGTTCATCCTTTATGGAATCCCAAGACTCGACAAGGAATCTAGACTTTGTGGCTTCATCTTGTGGAGTCTCTGACAGGTACAACAATCTTTGTGGAGGCTGAACCCATTGACTATGCTCCACAACAGGACAGGCTTTCGCTATTTGCGCCAGCAAGGTGCGAGAACCATCGTATCTGTTGACCCACTCGTAGGCATCTTCTTTTGGGTTACTTAGGTTCAAGTCCAAGACTCTGACACTCTTGGCAAATGGTATTAGTGCCTCTGTCACCTTTTGGGCGTAGTGCCAACCTACAAGGTCATTGTCTGGCACGACTACCACATTGGCATCTTTAAAGTATTGGTTTAACTCATCATTCCAACCACCAGCACCAGCATGACTTGTCGTAACTACCACGCCCAAGCTGCCCAAGGCATCTGCCGCTTTCTCACCTTCTGTGATGTAGACAACTCGTCCAGCGGCTGTTGCCTGTCGCAGTTCGGGCAGCTTGTAGGGGACGATTCTGCAATCTCCTAACTTGCCCACTCGACTGCCATCAGGCATGACTCTCAAGGTCTTATAGGTCTTGCCTTTGGAGTCAAAGGTCTTGAATCTTTGCTTGATGAACAGGCTTGTGCCATCTTCATCTGTGTAATGCCATTCATGCTCTAGCACAGGCGTAGAGATGAGTGGTATGGGTTTCATTGGTTTGATGCTGTCAAGGTAATCGGGTCTGTCAGGCAGGGCTGGCAGCAGTCCCATGTCTTTGATGGTTGAGAAGACTGTGTGCTGATCGCAACCGCTATGGCACTTGAATAGGAAGTTGCCATCATCCGACATTGAGATTGAGAGACTTGGATGCTTGTCTCCGTTGCCTTGACCATGAGAGGGTACGGGGCAAGATGCGAGGTAACCATTTCCCACTTTCTTTGCGTTACCCAAACTGGACGCTATTTCTTGTGCTGACATTTAGTATCTTTATTAAGGGGACAAAAAAACCAGAGTTCTCCCCCGAAAACTCTGGTGCTGTTGAGTGCTAGGGGTTAGCTAAACATCTCGTCATCATCCATTGATGGTGCTGGCTTAGAGGGTGCTGGTTTGCTAGGTGCGGGTTTCTCTCTGAAAGGTATAGCCTCAACTTCTGACTCACCATTTGCAGTTAATGCCGATGGTCTAGCCACCCAACCTGTGACAGTGAACTCAGGTACACGGGTGCTACCCTTGCCAACCTTTTCGGGGCGTGAGCCTTTGTACTCGACCACGGGTAACTTACCCTCATTGCTTGCAACTTGTGCTTGCACTTGCTTATACAAGGCTTCCAAGCCCATGTTACTTCCAGCGCCGTTTGCAGACCATTCTGCAACTCCCATAGTCTTGTTATAGAACACGACCTTAAAGCCACGTTTGTGTTCGGGACTTGGTTGTGCGCCTTTACGACCTAAAGAGTCATCAGCGTTGAATTCAAAGACACCAGTTGCAATGAGCATCCATCCAGTTTGGACATTCTCATAGTCAAAGACAAACTTGTCTAAGGTGAATTCACCATCTTGGTTTGACCAAGAATTAGCTTGGGGGGAGAAGCGGATGTAGTTTCCAGAGCCGCCAGAGTTTGAAAGGTTAAGGTTCATTTGATGTTTCCTGTTTAAAGTTTAAGTTGAAGTGGCTTATGCCACAGGGTTGGGGGATTCGGGGTAGTGATTATTGGGTCAAACCTTTGTCTCGTGCAAGCGTTAATCCGCTAGATATGCGGGAAGTTAACGCTTCAAGGTTCGGCTTTTGGTCTTTTGTTAGCAGTTTCTCTGCCGCTGCAGGGGTGATGAGTTCGGTCTTTGTTACTTGATCTTCGTCAAGTCCCAAAGCCAACAGTCCAGCATAAGCCTCTTTTTCATCTGTCCATGAACGTAGCGCTCGTTTAGGTTGCAGTTGCCAGCCATCAATGACTGCTCCTGATTCCATGCGTTTTAAGGCGTGTTCTCTGACTGCCTTGATGTAGCCCTCAACCATGTCAAACTTAGTCAGCAAGACGCTTATTTGCCCTTCTGTGAGCATCTCTACAGGCGGTGCAGTTGCGACTACTTCAGCAAGATTGGATTGTGCAGGGCAGATTGTTCTAGCGCTGCAGTATTGGCAAGCAGAGTCAGAGGGTACGGGTGGGAATGCAGGGTTCAGTGCATTCTCAATGGCAGGGACTAGAACGTAGTGTTCCCAATCCACCAGTTCTTGCGTTGTCATTGTGTGCTTGCGTACCTCACCATGATGGGGCTGGATAATCCACAACTCGACAGTATCAATGTCTTGGTAGAGTTGTTTAGCTTCTAAGGCTGCTAATGCGTAGAGTTTTAATTGTTCACTGTCAGCATCGACATAGCCTCGACCTGTTTTAAGGTCTGCAATGATGAGTTTGCGCCATGATTTGCAAATGCCAATGAAATCAGCAGTACCACCAACCTTGACCTGTGGAGTGTCTTGGTAGGGTAGGAATTCTTCTACAAGACCTTCACAATGCCATTCATGGTCGTTGTATATATTAAAAATAGCGTGAAGGTATTGTTTAGCAAAATCACAGTTCTCCTCAGTCATTGTGATGCCTTCAACGACTGTGCCAACTAAGGTCATGGGGTCTGATTGATCCTTAAAGCAAGTCTCTGCCAGCTTATGAATGGCAGTCCCGATCTTCGCCGCCTCGCCACCCTCTACATAGGGCATTTGTGCTGAGAGTCTGGCAGAGGCGGGGCAGGCAATCCATCTAGATGCCGCTGATGCTCTAAGGCTTAGTTGTTTTGTTGCCATGATGCTCTTTCAATGTGGTGGTTTTCAATAAGTAGTTGATAGGCTATTTGCCTTGTCTCGTTTGACACTGCATGACCTAAGTCTTCAGGGTCAAGTAGACGCTTGATGAAGACTACAGTCTGTTGGTTTTGTTTGCGTTCTTGCTCAAGCTGTGAGCCTAGCCAAACGATGTGTTCACGCAAGGTTTGACGTTCTTTATCATCCATGTCTTAGCCCCCAAGCTGCAATGAGTGCCGCATCTGCTCTGCCATCATCTTTTACCCGTTTAAACAGGTCAACATTCCAAGGGAAGACTTCCATTGCCCTTGCTCTAGCGCCATCTTTGCCGCCTGAGACTCCCATAGCTTTCTGCCAAGTCTGTGGAGTAACGAGAGTGGACTTGATTGATCTTGCCGCTATAACGCCTTCTATAGCCCCTAGAGAGCGCCCAAATGAGAAGACGCTTGTTACCCCTTGTCCTGCCATAGCAAACACCTTCTCTATGTACGCTTCTTCAGGCTTAAACAGATCAATGATTGCGATAAGTTCAGGGATGGAAATCTGCCTCTTTGACTTTCCATTGCGGTCTAGCGTGACTGTGGGCATATCAACTACACCAGTTAAGGTTTCGCCTTGCATCATTGCTATAGCGCCATTTAATCCTACGTCAATGCCAATGATTCGCCTTGGGGTGAAGACTGTGGTGGTCATTCTGTACGCCCATTCAGGGCTTCAATACGTTGCTGGATTAGGGAATCTACTGATTCTTCTAGCCGTTGTATTGAAGTCACCAATGGTATGGTTCTACCAGTGGCGTAGCGAGATACCTGTGATGGGTCAAAGCCTGCATAGCGGGCAACATCAGTGATGGTGAAGCCAGCCTTCTCAGCTTTTTCCTTAATGTTTTCAATGGTTTGCATGGTTGGTGTGTTCATGGGTAAGGATTCTAGGGAGGATTAGACTGATTAGTCAAGTCTTATCTGACTAAATACCCTAGTTGAATGTGTGGGATTAGATGTAGGGGGGTTGACTAAGTAGTCAACTGTGATATGATTCACTCCATCAGCAACCAAACAGGAGAAACAAAATGAACCAGCAACTTACAACCTTAATCGCAGAAGCAAATGCCAATGAATTTAAATGTGCATCTTCAGTCATCAATGCAAAACGTGTTTCTGTGACAGTGATTCGCCAAACTCGCCGCACAACTGCTAGATCAACACAACATCCATCTTTGATGTGGAAAGTTGATGGCAAGCGAGTTTCAGCAAAAGACCTGATGCAAGCAATTTAAACCCAACGGGGCGAGAGCCCCATCTTTAAGGAGAAAACCCATGAAAGAAACAATCCCCGACATCCTCGCCGCCGTTGCCATCGGCATCGGTCTTGCAATCCTCTTAACCGCATGGTGGTCAACATGAGCATCGCATTAGAAATCACAGAACTGATAAACCGCATAGCGCCAGCTAAAGAAATTGCTGGTGGCTTTATGAGCCGCAACGAGATCATCGAACTTATTGACAAGGTTGCTAATACTGCTGTTGCTATCGGTTGGACTCATGGCGAGAGCATGACTAGGAAGCGTCTTGAGAAGAAACTTGAACTGATGGAACAAGAGATGACCATCATCAAGGAACAGATGAAAGCCTTGGAACTCGACCTGTTAGTGGCTGAAAGCAAATGAATACGATCATCAAGTTCATCATTGCCGCTGCTTGTGCAGTGTCTTTGATGTACTTTGATTCCCTAGATAACAAACCAAAGGAGAAGACAAATGTGGGAAACAATCGTATGGGTAACAGTGATAGGGATTTCAGGGTTCGCATTGGGAATTTGCGTCTGCATAGGATTTGTGTTGTATCTAATAAACAAGGAACCAGACGAGTGAAGTGTCCAGTTTGCGAATTTACAAGAACACCTGATAACCGATATATGTGCAAGAAGATTGAGAGAATCATTCTTGCAACTCAAATAAAGAAAAGATCAAGAAGATGAAAGAAAAGATAGAGCAGGGTAGAGCCATCACGTTGAGACTCACCCAATCCGAACACGCTGAGTTGGTAAGGTTGGGCGGTACTAAGTGGATGAGGATGTTCCTGCAATTGAGTTTAGGGATTCAGAAAGAGATTAAGGAGAAGAAGAAATGAACAAGCCAAAGAATGTTTTTGATTGGAAAGATGGGACTCCCTCAATCTGGACAAGGGACAAGGAACTTAGGATGCTTTCTCAGGGCAGAGCATGGGGTCAAGCTGTACGGGCTAAAATGGAACTTGAATCTAAGCAGCAAGTTAATGTCTATTCAAAGGCTAAACTAAGCAAATGATTCGTAAGATACGAACCTTTTATGGCAAACGTAATGGTCAACGTGGGAACAAAGTAACCACAATAGACCAAGGTGAAGCATGGCTATGTGAGAAGTGCGGGGAGGTGATCTTCTTTGAACACCTTGTCCCCAAACACTTCTGTAAGACTCTAATTAAGCCTGTAGTCCATTCAGATACTGAGTCTTCCCTGCCACCTTAACAGCAGTCAATTCCTGCTTCTTGAGGTTGTTAGGGTCATACGACACATGAACCCACCCGCTATCAGGGATACCTTGTGTGTAGAACTCAAGGATTAATTGGGTGTAGCTCAGATTGTCCATGATGAATTGAGCCAGATCAGCATTGGCAACGCCAGCAATCTCAATATCAGCCGCCATACCTTTGCAGTGGTCTGAGGTCTTAGACCCTCCTACTGCTGGACTTGAATTCAACTCAGGGCTACGATAACCTGAGTTAATGATCACAGACTTACCAAAATGATCACGAACAGGCTGAAGCACCTTGTCGCACAAAGTCTTCAGATTGTCAATGGTTTCCTCATCTGGCGTGTTATCGATACCAAGACGGGTAGCCGTGTCAGATTTCGTGAGTTCTTTCAAAGAAAAATTGGCTGATAAGTTCATTTCTTTAACCTTTCGTAGTAAAAATTGATGGATTATTGCTGGCGGCTGTCACAAAATACAGATAGGATTTTACTTGGCAATCATGCCATAACCAAGGGGAACATTATGTACAAAATTGAGATTGACATTGCAGAGTGGGATTTTGGCTCAGACAAGGTAACTGTTGAGACAGAAGATTTTGACAAGATCGCTATCATTCAGGAATTCATCCAATTCCAAAAAGACCATGACTGGTGCGTTGACTATGACGTTACCGAAGATTACGAGTACCAGTGCGATGAAGAAGCTGACGAAGAAGACGAAGTCGACGAGTACGAAGAAGCCGAAGAATACGAAATCGGAGAAGTCGTAGAAGACGAAGATGGTATTGTCTGGGAACGTGTGGCATAATTTAAGTGCAGTTGTTACTCATAGGGGGGTCTTAGGACTCCCCTTTTTTTATTCAATGTCGTGTTCTGCTTCTATGTCTCTAGCCAACTGCCGCCAATCCAAGCTACGTCTATACAAGGTATAGACACGCTCCTCAGTTAAAGGTTCAGAACGGCGTGCTAGTCTGTCATTTGCCTGTGCCAAAGCAAGCTGCGTTTCATGCAAAATATGATGAAGTTCTTTGATTTCTGATCTTAGATAAGCCACAAGGTCATACGTCATATACCTTACCCCTAAATTCAATTTTGCCCTCATCCCATTTGTGAACTAACTCAGGCCATAACAATTTCCCATTATGGAATGTCAGTACAGCAAACCCTGATCTCCAGTTGGTAGGCGAATCCTCAAGATAATTGACAAACTGAGGGCCATCAGTCTCTGCCAATGTTCCTGAGTCCACGCCAAAACGATTTCCTGAATAATCTGCGTAGGGGGTCACCTTAAGACTGTGTAGATGCCCTGTAACGATGCTTACGCCAGCACCGACAGTATTATTGTGTGTAGCGTGTACACCGCCTTTCCAGCGATGTTTGACAACTACTTCCTGTGTAGGCCAGCAAGACCAGCAGGGATGCCAAGCAGGGAAATGGTCTTTCAGGGAAAACCCTTTGACATACTCATACTGCGGCGCATTAGCAGCTAGGCGATTCTCAAACCTTGCATCATGGTTACCCAATGTCCACACTAGGTTTACATTGTGCCTAGCTTTCTTGGCGGCTTCCTCAATCTCACCAAGGGCTATTTCACAGGCTTTCAACTCTTGGATTACCGATGGCGTTGAATCCCATCCAATACGAGGAAAACGGCTAATACTA